TGTCATAAGTATCCATTGTTAAAGTTCCTTACTTTTGGGATTTTTTAATTGCGGTGATGTATGCAGACATTGAGCCAGAGACTTCGACTTCATTGTCGAATGATTCTTCTAGTTCTTCTGCGATTGATGTTGCTGCGACCTTCTTAGTGAAGTAAGATTCTTTGATAGTTTTCACTTTCGCAGAAAATGTTTCTTCTGATACAAAGTCGAGTTCCTCGGCAAGTGCTGCCAATTTTTCAACTTCTGTTTCAGCTAGACCACGACTGTGTTCACGAATAACTTCAAAGCGCTTGAATAGATCAAGTTGAGAAGTCATTTCGATTAGATCACTTGTCTGTTCATTAAGTTTAGCTTCTAGAGCGTCTACTTGTTCAGCCAAGTCATCAACTAGGTCTACTTTTTCGTCTGGAACTTGAACATAAGATTCTTCGAAAAGGTCTTTTAGTTTAGTCATAAACCCTTCAGCAATTTCAGAACGAAGGCCGTTCTCAATTGCAAGTTTATTTTCTTCCATCCAGCTTTCGACAACGAAGTTTAGGTATCCATCAACCTTTTCAACCAAGTCAGACTTAGTAGTGGCGATTTCTTCCTGAAGTTGTTCTTCGTAAGAATTCTCAATACGAGCAACTTCTTCTTGGAGTTTAGAGTTAAGTGCAGCTTCAAAAATAACACCAGCTTTAGCGCGGAAGCCCTCGGATAGAGTTGCTTCTTCGTTTACAAGTGCGTCAAGATCGTCTGTGAAATCAACTTCTTCAGCAGTTACTACGGCTGTTTTCTTGTCGGCTTTCTCAGAGTTTTTCTTGTCGCCCTTGCGAGCAGGCGCAGATTTTGTTACATCTTCTGCGTCTTTTACGGATTTGGTAGAATCTTCTTCCGCATTTTTTGGATCGTGAGCCTCAACAACATTCTCGTCATCATTGAGTTCAATATCCTGATTTACTTGATCAGTCATAATTGACTCCCTATTTGTTTTTCATTAACGAGAGGAAATTCTTAAATTCACGAACCTGTGTCTCATAAAGATCAGTTCTCGGAGCCTTCTTAATTTCAGTCTCTATTCTCTCAATTTCCTGAGATTCGATAATACCGTTATTCCATACCCATTCCACACCTTCCATAACACCATTAACAAAAGCTTGCGGTGCGGATGGGTCTTGAACAATGTCAATTGTATTCAACATAAAGTCGTCTTTGACATACATAACGCCATTTCTACTCTCAAGGCTTCCCATACCACGAGTCGAAACACCAAGTTGCACACCACCTTCAAGCAGACCTTTAACAATCTGACCCATAGGAGTATTCAAAATTCGTGCTTTACCCATCACATCATTTCCCTCAAGTTTGAGGTCCGTAATAAGATGGGATACTTTATCTAAGTTTACAGTGGGACCATCGGGGTGGTTCAATTCACCGACTGCTCTCTTAGTTTTAACTTGGTCTTTATAGTATTTGGCTACAGCGCGTTCCATAATACTTTTTGTATAAATGCGACCATTTCTGTTTTTACTTTCGGCTTGAGCAAAGATTCCTTCGATGACATAGCCCTTAGACCCGTCTTCTTTCTTTTCCACTATGCACTGTACATCAGTTTCAGTGTATTCAGTAATAAGTTTCATTACTTGCTTCCTACCATTTTAATAAATTCGTTTGCGGCTTTCTTTGCATCATTCAAAGATGAATATACATCCAACCTTTCGTTATCTATATAAGCCACGAACCTATTATTATCTTTGTGTACCATCACAGCATAGCCCTTAATTTTAGAATCAAAAACATGGTCGCCCTTCGGCATACCTTTATTGCTTGCTTCTCTGATTTGACTAAACTTTTTCATATGACACACTTTTTTTGTATTCTAGTTTATTTATATGTTTTTAATCTTTGACTTTATTCGTCATCAAAATCTTCGTCCGCAACAACACTTTCAGCCGCAGCGTCTAATTCTTCGTCTGATACATCAGATACATCTTCGGCTTCTTCAACAGCGTCGGTCCAAATATCTTGTGCAACAGCAACTTTTTGTTGCTCTAATGCCCTTTGAACTTTTTGTGTTAATACATTACTGAAAACATCATTTGCTTTGTTGAAATCTGCATTCGCAGCAAAGTCAATCATATTCTCTAATGGATTCTTATTTTCTGTCGCTGGCATAATAACTCCTATTTCACTACTTTAATATTATTTGGGTTCTTCATTGTTATCAACTTGTGCATCATTTTCTTCTGGCGGTGGGCCTTCCGACTTGATTTGTTTGTCCATCATGCCAATATCATCTTCACTAAACAATAGAATTTTGCGCATAACATACTCTTTAGAAAAGAATTCCCCGATGTAGTTTTGAACTTGATCCAAGGTTTGAATGCGTTCTCGCAGTAGTTCGGCATCTTTTAATTCAGTGAAGTGATTGTCGCGTGAGAACGAAAACTGAATGGCGTTGGCGTTGTTGTTCCAATCTTCCTCTGTGATAATGTTCTTGAGGAGCAATTGCTTTTTTAGGATTTCTCTGAATAGCATAGAGAATCGTTTGCGCAGTCTATCAATAAACTTTTGGAACTTCAACTCATCTCGTGAGATTTCTGTTGATCGACCTAATGAAAATTGTCCTTCTGATTCTAGACGCCCAATTGGCACATTCAATGACTTATATAGTCTCTTTTGGAAGTATATAATATCATCAATTTGACCCAGGTTTTCTCCGCCTGGAAGCGTTGAAATTTCTGTACCACGACCACCTTCACGGCGGGGCAACCAAAAGTCCTCTAGCATAGACATGTGCTTGCGGTCATCTTTGATGGCACCCGTACTAGCATCATATACCAGCTTATTGCGGTATCTTGCCATGATGCCTTTCATATATTCTTCTGACTTGCCTTTAGGAAGGTTGCCAACATCAATATAGAAAATACGGCGTTCTGGCGCGCGGGCGAGACGATAGATTACAAGCGAATCTTCCATCATACGCAATTGGTTGATAGGCTTCAACGCTTTGTGTAGATATGAAACGATATGCTTATGTGAAGCATCAAGCATCCCAGATGTGTTATATACAACAGAATCCTTAGTGAGTTTGATCCCACTGTTTTGTTGACCCGGTTTTTCTTGATAGATATAATATTCGTTTTGACCCTCAATAATGTCAGCACCAGTTACGGGGTCTTTTCTTTTCGTGATTTCTTTCACTTTACGAATCTTTGCGGAATCAATAGGACGAATATCCTTAATGCCTTCGTTTGGTTTATTTTCATCAACTACTAAGTGAAAGTTTTGGCGTCCGTCGATATACCATTTTCTAAAAATATCGTGACCAAGTTCATTAAACTTGAGCATATATAGAATATCGTCAAATTCGTCGTTAATTTTTGTTTTGATATTCTTTGATAGTTCAGACTTATCCATTTGCAAAGACACTGCGATTTCTTCACCGCCAGACACGGCTTCATTTACAATATCTTCAATTGCAGCATCAACTTCTGGATGCATTGCAATACCGCGATATTTTTGAATAAGCGACGCGTTGTCTTTAGAATTGTCGCCATCCAAATCGACATATTGGCCGTAATGTCCACCAGACGCTGAAACATATCCAGCGCCGTCTTCGTCCACTTCTGGAACGATAGAACGCAAGTTCTTTTCATCTTTAACATGTTTTTTGCTTCTAGTGATTTCAAATCCAAAAAGCTTGACTTTGTTCTCGGCCATTTTATATCCTATTGTTTGTTTAGATTAGGCCCGAAAGCCTAATCTAGTAGTATATATCAACTTTTTAAGAAGTCGTATTTGATTCCCAATATTGCACTTGGAACTCAACTTGGAATCTTTCGATGTCGTCGTTAGTGCCATATGCCAACTCAATTGGGGATACATTGGTTGGGAAACATCCACGGAAGTTGTATGCTTTTAATACACTTTCGTCTCTGTCTAATTGTTCAACAATAAGATCAGCTTGATAGTCCACAGGTGTTGTTAGACCAGTATTTGCTTTGTGTGCATTGATACCGTTCATCCAGCGTTCCATAGCGTTACGAACTTTAAAGTCCGTGTCGTTGATGATAGTTGGGGTCCAAGTATCAAAAGTGCGATCACCCGCAATCTTTAATTGTCTGCCACGAAATGGGATTGTGATAATACCCATAATCGAACCAGGCAATTGTGCAGCTTCGCAAAGGAAAGATGTGATTTCCACATCTCCCCCTGCATAAGCTGGAAAGTTGATCGTAGCCTTAAAGAGGTTAGGTCGTGCGCCGCCACCCTTTAGTTTGGCTTTAAAATCGTCTACTCCAAGAATAGCCATTTATTTTCTCCTAATCTCTATTATACTGATCCAACAACTTCTTCAAACTCAACACCAGTTCTAACAGCAACAAAGTTAAGTGTAACAAAGTTGATTGAACGGGCTGGTTTGACGAAGATGCTTGCGATGAATTCGTTTCTGTCGATCACTGCGGCAGTGTTGTTTGTATCATCACAAACTACACGGAAATCAGTAATGCCACGCCTACCTTGAATCTCTCTTAGGAAAGGTTCAACAATATTTGTGAATTCTGCGCGTGTGAATTCGTCATTAAATTCAAACATTACATTACGCGCTGCAAGTGCAATTGATCTTTCAAGAACAAGGAACAATCTGCGAACATTGATACGATCAAATGCGCTTGGACGAGCCATGTGTGTCTTATCGCCGTATAGTAGGATGCCTTGACCCGGAAGATTTGCGATTGGGTTCACGCCGTTTCTGTATAGTAAGTCTCTTTGGACTTTGCCGGGAGTATATTCTAGTGCGGTAACACCAAGATAAGCGCCTCGTCTCTGACCAGCAGGAGAATACCACGCGGCTTGATCATTATCTGATGCTGCCATAATACCCGCAGTTGATGAAGCGGCTGGAATTTTGATATATTGGTCGTTGTATTTATCATACACTTTAAAGTAGTTGTTATCCATAAAGAGGTATGAAGAAAAGGTGAAGGTTTTTGCGGTTGTAATAACATCTGTATTTGGATCAAGCGAAGTGAGAACATCTGAAGTCGCTGGAGATGCAATAACAACACAATCTTTGCGTGTGCCTTGAGCAATACTAATAAGATCATTAACAACTGTCGTTTGATGTGTTCTGGATGCCATACCCGGGGCGATCAAGAAATCGACTTGAATCGCATCAACATCTTCGAAACGATCAAAGCCTGTTGCATATTCAGTTGTTGTTAGTGCTGCGCTATTTGCGCCACTTACGAAACTAACTTCAACAGCGGTTGTTGTTGATTTCTTATAGTCTTTAGCGTTGGTTGCTGCTGTTCCAGCGTCAGCGTCAAACTTAGAAGCTGTACCAAATCCTGCAAGCCATACATACGCGGATTTATTGTTGATAACATCCTTAACAAAGTTTGAGGTGCCGTCTGTTGCCTTTGCGTCAGATGCAAGAGAAACAAATGGGAATGATTCTAGAATTGTTCCGCGTGTACCTGTGAATAGGCCGTCTCTGTCAATAACAACAACATGCATTTCGTCGTTCAACGCGCCGCGATTTGTTGCATAGTCTGATGTTGCGGGATACGCAGAAAAGTTGTCTTGATATGTCCAACCAGTGAAGGAAACATCATCTGCACTATCTACAGCGCCAATGAAAGAAACTTTCAATGAATTTCCTAGAGCGCCTGGATATTTCGCAATAAAGGTGTGTCCGTCCGAATCAAGTGCGTTGCTTTGAAAGTCGAAACTTACTAGATTTTTAACAGTCGAATTGTTACTTGCGTCGCTGTCTCTGCCATTCAGCGCGGCGGCGGTAGCTTCGCGTACAATGTATAGTGAATTTGAATAGCGCAAGAAATATGCTGCGCTGTGAAAGTCGATAGAATTTGTTTTGTCTGGGCTACTAAATGCCGAAACTAATCCTGCTTCATCTGACACTAGAGTTGGAGAATCGACTGGTCCCCAATTAAAGTTGCCGACAAAAGCACCTGTCGTTGAACCTGCATTTGGAACAACGCCAGTAAGATCAATCTCTTTTACGGTAATAGCTGGAGATTCTGATACTGCCATTTGACTCTTTCCTTTGAGTTGAATTATAAGCTTGTTTTCATAATACGAATTTTCAATTACTTCTATTTATAATAAACTTTATTTAGAAGAATCTGTCATGGAAATCATGCGACCACGGGTCATCGCGTGCTTCTTGATGTTCTGTGCCATCTATTCCATCATCTATATAGCCAAACGGAACAATGTCTTCTTCAATAGATGCCATCCGATCTTTAAACATCATTTCCTTTAGGTTCACATTCGACATATCGGCAAACAATTCGCTCAAAGCAAAGTATCCGAACATAACCAAATTCATCATTAGGTCATCGTGATTGCCCGTCGAAGCTTCATATGATTGCCCTTTGGCGATAAAGGTAGAAATCTCAGTGATCGTGGCTGCGTCGTTGATCGTAAGTTTGCCACTTTCGATAATATCTTTAATTCCAGAACATCCAATTCTTTTAGTCTTGCGAGTAATTTCGATCCCGATACCATCAGACTTTAGAGCGGAACTAACATGAACATTTTCATATTCAAGTTCGTGATACAAACCGCGACAAACCAAAGTCCCTTGGTCATTAGATTCGATAATGACATATGCTGTATTATATGTGGTCGAATACTTTGCAATAATATCTGGAAACAAAATGGGTGAAATTGTATTGCACTTATAGACAGCGACTTGATTGAATGGTTGTGATGTGATATCAATTATAGTAAAGGTTGAAGAATCTTTTCCACGCCCCTTTGCAACATCAACACAAGTAATATATTGGTGATTTGGAATGGTTTTTTCATAAACCAATAAGTCACCCGCTTCAAGTATTTGAATTGGTTGAATTGCTTTCATTTTCATAAGGGTTTCCGCCCCAATAAGCGTGTCGCCCGTCCCAAAGAAAGTATTCCCAAATTCTTGATCGAATTGGAGTTGTGATGTATTCGAGATTGTTTCGGCTTTCCAGACTTCATCTCGTCCAGGAACATCCCACCAATCTACTCTAAATCCTTTATATGAATTCGTACCTTGCAAAGCGCCTTGCCAAATGGTATAAAACATGTTGCCAATGCCGTTCGCTGTCGAAGTGATAATGATTTTTGTATCTGTACCAGCCGAAATAACGGGATAGGTTGATGTGTAAAATTCAGTGGCATTTTCAACAAATGCAAACTCGTCAAGAAACAATAGGTTGATAGATAGGCCACGAATAGAAGAACCAGATGTTGCAGCCGCGATTATCTTAGAATTATTGCTGAACTCGATAGAACCCTTGTTAAGTGCCTTTGTTCCTGGTTGAAGAAAGAATGGCAGGTTTTCTAGCATTAGGGTCACACGCGATAACATCTCGCGTGCCGTTGCGCCTTTGTTTGCTAGAATCGCGATGTTCTTTTCAGAATGGAATAAGCCATACCAAAGTAGATAGGCTACTGACGATATAGACTTACCAGATTGTCTACAAGCAAGAACGACAGAAAAGCGATTATCGTTAAAGTGATTAAACATTTCTTCTTGATATGGATAAAGATCAAATGGCACCAATCCACGGTCAAGTGAAATAACCTTACAATATGTGATAGCAAAATATGCGGGATCATTCATGCACTTTCTATATTCAAGAATAGTTTCCTTAGACCACCCTTGAATTATTCCATCGCGTTTCACTAGGGGGTTGCCCATGTACCCTTCATTACCATTCACGATGTTCATTTTATATCCATTTTATCATACTATATTATAGGTATCTATTCGTCTTTTAAGTGCGGCGTAATGTCGACCACATTGCTTTCGATATTCTTATGAGCATCTTGCAACATTCTTTGTAGATCAGTAGTTGATCCAATAAATAGATTATTAGTAGTTGCACCATCAGATTGAATTGGGATGTCTTTGCCACTAATATCCTTATGCTTCTTATTTAGATCAATTAGTTTGTCGTTAATATCCGCTGTATTTTTTATCAATCCAGATAGAACTTCAAACGCTCTCGGATGTTCGCTTTCTCTCGCAACTTCGATCATACTTTCTAGTGCATCTGTGCCTTTGTTGATCAAGTCGTAAAGAACTTTTCTCGAATATTCATAGTCGTTGTCATAGTTTGGATTTTTTTCATCTGACATTATGCACTATCCTCAAAACTAGATATTGTTGTTGTAAATCCAAAATCACTATCTGGACTTGCATCCAATGGATTTGGATCAATTTGAATGCGAGATGATGGACTAAACAAACCGAACGCACCATCAGAGTCGATACCAGCAGTAAACAAATCGACAATAGGTTTCCTAATGATACTAGATGTTTGTGTTGATCCATAGAAATTTGCATTCATTTGAAAATCAAGTGTGTATTGAATAATTCTGCGTTGATCCAAAGCGCCTTCATAAGCATCTGTGTAAGTCACGCCGTTTAGCGTGATAGGCACATCTTCTTTAACATCACTATATTCAGCAAATGGTTTGATTGTTAATGTGTATTGTGGTGCAAAATATGGAATGATTTGTTCAATAATTTGAAGTGCATCATCTTGTGTCTTTGTGTAGACATTCAATTGAAAGCCGATTATGTATGGCGTAAACGCATAAATTTTGTCACGAGATGTTGAACCTGTGCCGCGATTTATGTTGTTATTCTTTTGCAGTTGCCTTTGTGAATCGTATTGGAATGAAACAATTTCAAATGACATTCGTGGTAATTTGATAGCAACTTTTGTGTCGGTATCGAGATTTGGATTCTCGCGAATACGAGCCAGATAGCTAGTTTTAGGCGCATAAGATAATGGCACCCTTGCTTGGCTAATAACTTTATTTGTCGAATCCTTGCGAATAACATATATGTTATTGAAAAGCGAACCAAACATGGCCACACTCTTTCGGATTCTTTCGTGATAAAAATGATTGCCTAACATTATTGTGGGTCTCCAAACGGATTAGACTCACTGAAGTCTAAGAAATCTAAGTCGATGCCTGTTGTTTCAAAGTCAAGGTTTTGTTCGTTTTCAGATAGTCTATTGTCTTCCGTGACCAAAGTAACGGTTGCTTGTGCGCTATCATATAGACTATGGATTCCCAAAGTTGTCCATTGATGATATAGGCCATCGTCTGCCCCAGAATGAATTATTCCAACAACTTTATCGGAATCATTCCAACTTGCAATTTCACCCGACATGATAACACCAGATGCAAATGTTTGCGTTAGCGTTTGGCCAATTGTAAATCCTGTAGATGCACTGTCAAGAGATAAGTCGTATCTGTATGCATAATCTTGTTCGATCTTATCAATAGCACCTACGCCTGTGTCTAGGTCTTCACCGCCATATTCGAATGCTTCACAACGCAATTTATATGTTGGGAGATTGCTGATTTGATAGAAAGGGGATTCGTGTTCGACCGACATAATTTGAAACATACTATTTGACAACGGCAAGTAAATCACATCGCCTTCGAGTGGTCGTTCTGTTACTATTTCGTTATCATTGTTCTTTATTGCGTGGGTCCACCGTCGCCTAGAAACAATGAATGTTGCTTGGTCACGAATTTCAACCCCGAACTTGCTAAACAAGTCGCCTTCGCCATCAAAGCCTTCAGAATTTTCTATATACATTTCGATCTTGTGCGCCGAATTGAATCTTGATGGAACATCTTCGCCAAGTATTCTATCTTCATTCACCAAATCACGCGGAAGATAATATACATCTTGCCCATACATTTTCAAGGACTCAATAATGATGTCCTCATATAGTAATTGTTCCGACTTAACTTTTTGACTGAAATATACATTAGTTGCCATTTTTTTATCCTACAAAGAAGTCTGCTGGCATTTCAAAATCCAAACGAATTTTCTCTCTCAATTTTTCGATTTGTGTGGTCGCGTCGTCATATAGTTGTCTGCCATTAAGCGTGACACCACCTAGCATTTGCATACCTTCAAACTTACTGAGGTTCGATCCCCATTGCTGTTTGATAAGTTCTGATGTATATTCTTTTAACCACATATCATTATACACTTTACCATAGGCAGTCGGATCAACTGTTTTATACGCTTCATATATTATATATGTGCCAGCTTGAATGTCTTTATCCGCAAAGTCGCCGTGAACATAAAGTCGGTTCATTTTGCGTGAATAGGTGGTTTGTGGTTCACCATTCAGTTTCATATCAAGCAATGCCATATACTGATTCATTTGTTCAAAATGTGCAAGGTCCGCACCAGCACCACGCATATTCGCAACATCATTTAGCATTATTTGATATTTAACATCAAACATACCCACGCCGCTGCTTGAACCGCCAACGCGAAATAGTCTTGAAACGAAAAGAACATCATCCGTGGTTTGGATATATTCATTCGTCACATCAGTAGAAGTAACTAAATGAGAAACATATGTTCGATAAGTAGCATCCGAATGAAATTCTTGCCAATATTGGATTGCTTCATCCACGCGATCTTCTATTTGATCAGGATCAACATTAATTTCGATGACAGGTTCGCCAAGACGCCGTAAGCAATAGTCGATAAGTCCTTGTCGTGTTGTCGGATTTGCCATATTATATTCCTATTTTCTTCTATTTATGAACCGGGGCTATACATTGTTTTGAGTGCTGTCCCTGCGGCGTTTTTAATAATCAATGTTTGCGCACTACCAAATTGTGCGGATACAACACCAGCGACATTAAGAGTGACCGCACCCGATGCGCCGCCACCCGATAGTGCAGTACCCGCTGTAACGCCTGTGATGTCGCCAACATTAGCAGTTGCCCCCGACGCAATGCCATCCAATTTCGTTCCGTCAGTGGCCACATCACGACCATCAAATGTGCTATTTGTTGTAATAGCGCCCGTCATAGCGCCGCCAGTTTTTGCTAGGGCAGCATCAGCAGTTGTGCCTTGAGCCGCAGTAGCAAATGCTGCGGATGAATTACCATCCAGTAAATCGGCATCTAATCCAGAACCAGCGCCGTCTACTGTTTTGATGGCAGTAAGAATTTGTGCAGCGGTTTGATCGGCTGTTGCATTTGTTTCAATGCCAGTGAGTTTAGTATCTTTCGATGATGTGAAATTGACTTGTGTTAAAGCGCCGTCGCCAACACTGTAAGTTGTATTAGTATCTGTGGCAGATATTGTACCGTTAGAAGCAATTGCCACATTCGTACCAGCCGTTAAAGCAGCAACCACATTAGTCGTATCAGTGACATCAGCACTTGCCTCAATAGCATTTAACTTTGTATGGTCAGCATCTGTAAAGTTATTTTGACTTAAACCACCATCACCAACCGAATATGTTGTATTGGTATCTGTTGATGAAATCGTACCATCAGAAGCAATTGCAACATTCGTACCAGCCGTTAAAGCAGCAACCACATTAGTCGTATCAGTGACATCAGCCAACGCTTCAATAGCATTTAACTTTGTGTGATCCGCCGATGTAAAGTTATTTTGACTTAAACCACCGTC